TGTAAGACCAGACCAACTTTTAGGAGCATACATTTGTAATGAACTAATTGTGTTTGCCATTTTAATTTAATTTAATTATTACTTGTTGTTTATATATAAATAGCTCCTATCGCAGAGATTTTCTCATAGTGTCATAATTAACAGCTTTTGAGGTAACTCTACTTGGTCTGGAACCAGTTTTTTTCGTACTCTTTATTACATCTGCCAACTTCCGTGTTGATTTAGTTGTTGACTGACGCTCAAACGCTGAAAAATCCCACTTAAGGACTGTCGCTAAATATGCTATTTTTAAATCAAACTCAGGATCTTTCTCACGTAATCTCATGATTTCGTTCTTACCCTGTCTGTCTAATTTAGTTATACCCTTATATAAATTATCTTTATCTCTTGGAGATAATTTAAATCCAGGTAATATTTCTTCTTTCTTACCAATATGATCTTTAAGATCTACTAGCCATTTTTCGTGAGCCTCAATTCTTTGTTGTTGCTCTTTCTTTTTGTTTTCTACAAACTGCTCTTTCTCTCGCTTTTGCATTTCAACTAATGATGATAACGCTTCCTCCGCTTCTTCATGGAGTACTCCTGCATCTTCATAACGTTGAATCTTTTTATTAGCTCGTTCTTCAGACCAACCTGTTTTAACTAAAAGATCTCTCACTACATTTCTTTGTAGTGCATCGCTTTTCTCCAAGTTTTCTACTGAGATAGACTCGTATACTTGCTCTTGGTTTTGCATTTCTAGTAGATTACCTAGAGGGACACCTGCCTCATAGTTATCTAGTAAGTATTTAATTTCTGATGGAATCGAATCCTTATACTCATTTACTTTACTTTCAATAGTATCAGAAACTCTATTTAATAACCACTCATCGTCTTCTTGAAACTCTTCGTCGTTAAAATCTATTAAACCTTTATCTCGTTGCATTTCTGCAAAGACTCTAAGAGCGCTTTCTGTTTCTTCCTCAGCTTCGCTAGCTTCAGTTGTTTCTGAAACTGGCTCTTCTTTATTTTCTGCTTGAGGTTCTCCAGGCTCTTCATCTTTTACTTCTTCTGAAGGTTTTTCTTTTACTTCTTCTTTTACTTCTTCTTGTTTTGGTTCCTCTTCAGGAATCTCCTCAACCTCTTGTATTTTTAGTTGAGGTTCAAATATAGACGGTGTATCGTCTGCTTTGTCTTCTTGTTTGGCATCTTCACCAGGCTTAGACGTGATGTTTTGCAACACGCTTAAGTCCAATCCTTCTAATGCATCTTCTCCTATCGCCATACGTAATTTAATTTATCAGTGAACAAAAATATAAACTTTGCTTTTATAAGCAAATACTTAAAATAATTAAAGAGTTTTAGTTATAGCTAAAATATAATTTTTAAAATTAGATATTTTGAGCTTTTGATTCATTATTCATTTTAGCTATTTCTATTTTAGTTTTATTATCTTCTGTGTTTCTAGCATCTTCTCTGGTTTCTTTCTCAAGATCAAACTGCATTTTCTGCTGCTCTAATTGTGCTTGCGCTTGGAGCTGCTGTTCTTGCATTTGCATTTGCTGTTGTTGCATTTGCTGCTGACGAGCTTCCGCTTCTTTTTCAGATTGCTCAATCTTATTTCTAATATCAGACAATGAACTTGAATTATAAATACTGATAACATCAGATATAGACATCTTATCATTTTGTAGAGCTGCTTGAGTTAAAGACTTCAAAGCTTCTAAAGCTTGTAAATCTTGCATAGAGTTAGAAACAAATACGCCATACTCAGAGTACCCAAACTGATCTCCCATTAAATTAAAAGTCATGGTAGCTAGATTATCTGTAACATATTGGAACTTTTTACTTTTTCCTTTATATACATCTTTAGATACATCTAGTAGTGTTTGTAATACTCTAACCTTTGTATGGTTATGTATTTCATACCACTTCTCTGTAATGTGAGATGACTGCTGCACTGCTCTTTCTGTTGTACCTACAAGCTCAGAAGATGTTATACTTCCAAGTCTTTGTCTTGTTACACCAGATAGAGATTGTACTTTACTCTCTACAAACTCTAGTAATTGTATATGTTGTTGGATAAAATTACCAGTTTCCATATCCAACACTTTATTTTGTGTAGATATATTACCAGCAAGTTTACCAGTGGACTGTCCTTTCTTCCCTTCATTGAAAGAATCTACAAAACCAAACTTCATTGACTGTGCATAGTACATCCACTTTTCTACTTCCCATCCATCAGGAACTAGTGACAGATCTATAAGCGCTATCTTACCTTGGTTAGAAGATATAGCTAACTCTAATCTGTACCATAATGTAATATATAAATATACCCAAGGAACTAGTCTATCCATTAAAGATACAGACTGTGAGTTATTAGCATTATATACTGTGCCTACATATCCAGATTTACATACAGACAAGTTATCCATTCTACGGAACTGCTGTCTTTTAGGTCTAATATTTATATAGGTATTTTCTCCAATCTTGGTTCCTTCCCAGTATTCACCTACCCATATATACTCAATCTCTTCTCCTGCCTCTGCATCTATCTTGTAACTTTCGTTAACTATAGTCTCCTGGCGTAATCCTAACTCATCAATATAAGTAAGCTTGCCTATCTTACGCATGGATCTCCAAGTAATCTTTGTTACTCGGATATTACCATCCTGATCATAGTAATTAAATAAATTACTACTAGCATCTGAGTTTGGATCTAAATCTTGTATATATAATTTTTCTGGTGGAGGATAGTTAAGTACACTTTGACTATCCATTGATCCTCGCATACCCTGCTCTTTCTCTAACTTATCTATCTGAGCAGAGGTTAAGTCTTCATAGTAGTTATCAATAATTGTATTCAAAGACATAAATGTATCTTCAACAATTACATCTGCGTCATCTACATAATCAGAGTTATGAGGTAATAAACAATAAAACTCAAGAGGATTTACTCTACGAGCAGATGGTTCTTGAGCTACTTGTTCTATATTATAGATTTCTTCTCCTGCAATTAGTGCGTCTTCCCAACCTTGTCTGAACATAGTTTTCAAATCAAGATCCTTTTCTAAAAAGTTTAAAAGCTTATGAGCCACAGATTCATTCATATCTTGAAAATCGTAGCTAAAATACTTTTCTAACCTTTTTAAATTTTCAGGTATGCTATTTGAAAGTTGCTCAGGAGTAGCGTTTGGGTTTTCTTGAGTAGCTTGGTCTCTATATTGATTAATTAACCCTGCAAACATATCTACCACGGCATTTTGCATTTCCTCTTCTTTACTGGTAATGGCGTCTTCATTTATAGAACGCACTACATAACTAAACTTTCGTTTAGCTTCTTCTCCAAAAAGAAGATTAAAGATAGGTGATACAATATCGTAGTATTGAAGGGTTGCAGGAAGTTCCGCTACACCGCCCAGTCCTAACGGATCTGTAACGTATTCTAGATCTTTTTTGTCAAACTGACCATTATAAAGATCGTAGTTCCGCTTTTTCTTAAAGCGAGAACTACGTCTTGTATGATCATATATGCCTATTAAACCTAGTGCAGCTTCTACACATTCCTCTCCCCACTTCTGAGTCTTTTTCCTACGACTCAGTTTTTGTCTGGGAAAATCTATACGAGGCATAAATTATTTTTAGTCTACCTCCAGTAATAAAAACTCTACTGTTGGTGTATTAGCTGATGATTTAACTTGAACTTTCGTATTATCTGCAGTTGGGTAGAATAAAAATTCTCCTGGAGATAATCTTGCAAAGATTTGATCTCCGTCATCTGCAAAAATTAAATCATCAGTTGCATCTGTATTTTTTGCATATACGTAAGCTTTCTTACCACCTTGAGTGGAACCAGCTAAAGCCTCTACGTTAATATCTGCATATGATGTGCTAGTCTTCATTGTAGTTAACCCTTGACGGTTATCACCATCAATAGTTATACTAGCATTTACTGTCTTACTTAAATTTACTGTATCTAACAAGTCTGTGCTTGAGATAGTAAAAGTGCTTTTTAAAGTTGCGTTTGCCATGTCTAAACTATATTAAGGGTTAATTATGCTGCTTTTTCCATTAAGATGTACTCAACAACTGGGTTACCCGCAGCTGCTTCTAAATCTATATCTTGCATATCTGAAGAAGGAATAAACATAAATTCCCCTGGCCCTAAAACTGCAAACCAGTCACCTGATGCTGAGTCTGAACCATGAGTAGCACATAATGATACTTTTACATATTCACCTGTTGTAGTGCTTTGATTTTTTAGATATACATAAGCACGGTCATTCGTGCCATCCAACGCTTTTGTTGCGATGTTATCTTTTGTACCCGAACCTGAAGTTACAATACGACCAACTAGTTGCTGATCTCCTGCAGGGCTTAGAGTATCTGTCTCTGTAAAGCTCAAAACTTGTTTTGCAAATAAGTCTGTGCTTGATAGAGACAATGTTACATTTACTGTTGCCATATTAATATTTTTTTAAAATTCGCGAATTACAATGGACAAAAATATAAATTTTAACTATAGCTGCAAATAATAATCTATGAAATTAGATTTTTAGTAATCTATTTTATAGCTAAAACTTTTTTCCTCCTCTTGAAAAAATCTTCTTATTCCAGAATCCTTGATCATAAATAGTAGTTACTTTACGTTCTTTCTCTACTTTAATCTTCTTAACCTCTTCCATGTGATACATAACCATCATAAACGCCATGACCCTATCAAAGTTTCCATGATTGTTATAAGATACAAGTTCTTTTAGCAGGGCTACACTTCTTATCTTGTGTAAATTTAGCAGTCCGTCTGACTCGTA